ATCTATATCTATAACTACAGTTTCTACCTTAGTAGGCTTTACTTTAGTTAGATCTACACTATACTTCTTAAATTCACCTGCTGTATTTGTTGCATCTGCTGTCTCACAACCAACTAATATTAATGTCACTATAAGTACTATAATTTTCATTAATCGTTCTCCTTATTGTTTTATTATTTATTATATTCTCCATATCCATGCATATAACATGTCAGCTAATACTATCAGTATATAAAACATAATACTAGCTGAGAATGTATACATGGCTATCATTATCCAATTTATATTCTTCATAACACTTGAGTCATCCTCATTATAAATAAACATATAAGTATACTAAATGCTATATTCATAAGAAATGCATGTATGAAGCCTATTGGTGCTCTCTCTTCTTCAGTAAATAACCAGTGATCCACCTGTTCAAACCTATCTGCAACCCATTGAAAGGGTATATATAAATGTTTAATCATTGTTTCTCCTTTTATAAGTTTATCATTAAGAGTAGCCTTCAACAGTGTTGATAGTATCCCGTGTCCTCACATTTTATCAATGTACAACATGGTTCATTACTAACCCCACTTCAGACTACTCTCAATTTATTTATGTCCTATACATGCTACGTAGACATGTTTTACGTAAGACAAATAGTTGTGAGCGATTTATTTAGACTGATACGCCCACGCCTCAGTTTTGTCATCATTAAATGGATGCGGTGATAGGGAGTCGAACCCTACTATCTCTTGGTTATGAGCCAAGTGTGTAAACCATTTCACTCCACCGCACTGAATATTAAGGGGTAACATGTTGAGTTTGCATCTCGTAGGCCTATCGAATTGTTAAGGATATACTATATAATACAACAGGGTTTCAGTATATTGTATAATATAATAATCTCTTGCAATCATGGATAGTTTAACTCTAGTTATTTTATCGAGCATCTATAGTTTTCTGCAGATTCCTATTTCGGTTCGCCCCACTGAAATTTGTTTGATAAGGTAGCCCAGTACATTAACTCCAGTTATCAACGTACAACATGGTTCATTACTCCACTATAGACCACCATTATCAGGTCGAAGAGGTATTACCCTCTCAGTTATAGTTTGGTATAAGTTGGTATATATCATAGTGTGTGTGCATGCGTGTTAATCATATCTCTACACATATCATATCATACTCTAATTGTGCAAGTTTAGTAGTAGAAAGGTGAGTGAGGATAAATTAATACCCCCACTCTATTGAACTAATTATAAACTCCACATATTTGCAGTATATTCCTTTGCTTCACGTGAAAGAGCATTGAACATTCTATCAATCTGCTTCTTTGCTGTTAACCATTTATTAATACCACACTTCTTCATAAGTTGTTGCACTTGCATCTCTGCTGATGATATCTTCTGTCTCTTGCCTGACACAGCAGTGATAGCTTCTATTACTTCATTCTCAAGGTCAGGTAGTACATCGAGTACATCTTGCTCTACTTTAATATCTTCTAAATATATTATTGTCATTATTAAATCTCCTATTATTATAATTATTATCTAAAAATCAATCAAAATAAATCAAATCAAAAATAACGTAAAAGTGATAACGAAAATCCCTTTTATGGGGTACACCTTTGTATAAAACACCACATACCAAAATGCTACAATTTTTGAAACCTCTTATCATTTAAAACAAAATAGTTTTGTACTTATAATAATACATAGTATATTTCGATGTCGGTAGTTTAGTCACTATCACCCCCCTAGTACCCCTGTAGAGGTTCTGCTAGATGGGTCAGACGTTGGGTTGCCCCTTCATATAGAAGTAAGGATTGTCCCCGATAACCGATGAAAATTGCTTAATTATAAGCTTAAGATATGGGAGAAAATAACTGGTCTTAAGTGAAGTTTTGAGTTAAAGATCCAAGAAAGTGCCCCTGGTGCTCAGGGGATTGCTCTATCTAAAAGTGGAGGCTGGAATGAAGAAATACAAGCTAATAATAGATTGTGAACCTTGTGAAGAAGAAGAAGTTGAGGTTGAAGATATATACACAGATGAATTGATGGATCATGTTTGGCTCGATACTGGAGAAATGGTACTACAACTACCTGATGAATTACTTCCTTATTTACAAGACTCAGAAATATTAGGAATTGCCTAACAAACCGAATCCCTTGAGGGATACGGAGTACATAAAATGAGACATTATACCGTAAACAAAGTACAACATACAGTATTTGATTCTGAAGAAGAAGTACCTGCAGATATACATTATTTGCGGGAGTGGCGGGAGTGTGTCCTGTCAGACTGGGTTCTTGCAGATGATGGCTGTATTATTCAAATATTACGTAAGGGTACAATGACGAAGCCCAAGGGCAAGGTGCGTAAAGTTGATTATATAGGTACATGTACTGGTACGTTTGTTGTCTCAGATAAAACAAAGATGGATACATCAAAACGAACGAATATATACTCAATAGGAGGTGACATTGAAAGAAATCAAAGATTGGATGAAAGAGAAAATTTATCAACCCGTGAAGAACTGTTTGTGCAGTTGTATGCAAGTGGTATGGATCCAAGGAAAGCTTATCTTAAAGCGTTCCCGACAAATGAGCCACACTATGCTGGCATACGTGCGGGACAGCTTATCAAAACCGCAAGAGTAAGAAGTGCTATGAAAGAAGAACTAAAACCAGTAATGGAAGCTTTAGGGCTAGACGAAAACTATATACTCACGAACATTAAGGAGGTAATCGACTCTTGCAGCAAGGATGATACCAAGCTAAAGGCCTTGTTTAAGTTGGCAGATATTATGGATATGGAAGATAAAAATAAGACTCAAGTTACCACAGTTACTGGCGCAATGTTTCAAGGATTTACACCTGAGAAATTAGAGGCCGCTGAAAGGCCTAAAGAAATAACTTACTCACAAACACATGGAGATGAGGCAGTATAATGGCTGTTAAAAAGAAAACAAAATCAAAGAAAAAGAAGATGCCTAGCAAGGCCCCAAGTAAGGGTTATAGGTATTAATGAAATCTATACTAGTACAGGCTATAGCTTTAAAATCAAAGCAATTAGAGTTTTGGAGGGTTATAGCCTATATTAGTATTTTATTACATATTATTAGGAGCATTTAGTATGGGCAATATGGTAGATGATGTAGTTAATCATAATGAAGGTCTTGGCTGGGAATCTAGAAAGCATGACTTTCTTTTTATGCTTACATCTGAAGGGCATGAAGGAGGATATGTTGATAATCCTAAGGATCCTGGAGGGGAAACTAATTTCGGGATTACTAAAGATAGAGCTATGAAATTAGGCTATACTGGGAATATGAAAGATTTAACTAGGGATCAAGCAATCAATTATTATAAACAGCCAGGGTCAGAAATTTCAAATGCTGAAGTAAACTTTGGTCAAAATGAATTTACATTAAAAATGGCAGATATAGGCATAAATGCAGGTCCTAAATTGGCTACTCAAATAATGCAAAAATCATTAATTGACTTAGGAGTTAATATATCTGATGATGCTAATATGGGAAATAAAACTAGAAATGCTTTTGCCGAAATAATCCAAGATTCTTCAAAAAGAAAAGAGTTAATGGATAGAATTATAAAGCATCAAAAAGATTATTATTCGGGTAAGGGTAGTTTTTATAAAAAAATTGGAGCAGAGCAAATAAAAGAATTTGAAGGAGGATGGCATACTAGGGCTGAATATAGAGGTACTTGGGGCCTTAGGTGAAGCGATTAATCAAGGATATAAAGGCTGGAGAAAGAGCAGCTTACTTAATTAGAGAATACTTTAAAGGTCCTAAGTGGAAAGAATTAACTAAAAAACAAAAGGAAAGAAATGGCAGATTATAATAAAGCAGCATATGATGCAATGAATCAAGCAGATCCAGAAATGGATATTACTGGTGGAGCAATACAATATTCAGAGTTTGCATATGATATGTCTCCAAAACAACAAAGTATGTATAAAGATAAAGTACTAGGACACTTAGATGCTGTACATAGAACTATGGGTGAAGGTACTAGATTTAAAGATTGGTTAACAAATGTAGACACCGATCTAGTAAAAGAAAATGCAGCTAGATATGAAGAGGTTAAATTTGATAAAGATATCTTAAATGAAATGGATCCTAAAGAGTTTAGTGTATTACAGAATGCTGGAATGTTAATGACATTATTAGATAAGCATACAGGTAGCATAGAAGATGTTCGTGATATTATAGGAGAAGATATACCAAGACCTATAGAAGAATATGTTTATCAAAAAAATCAAGGTAATATTGAGCAATAGTAAATGGCTAATATAAATACAAGAAATGTTTCTCAAGCTGAAGAAGATTTAAAATTAGCACATAAAGATTTAATTGCTTTTGGTAAGTTATTTTTACCAGATGATTTCATGAGATCTGAAACTCCATTCTTTCACTATGAAGTCGCTGATGCTTTAAGTGATATGGATCATAGACAACTTGCAGTTATTCTGCCTAGGGGTCACGGTAAGACAGTTCTTACTAAGTGTAAT